TGACTACGTTTTTGTTCTTCATGTTTACTAAAAATTGGTATATATTTTTTGAATTTTTTATATAATGCAATTTTGCTAATTTCAATTTCATTTGCAAAATCTTCTAATTTTTTATAGTCTCCAGAATGATATTGATTCCATAATTTTTTGGCATTTTCTATACCTTCATTATGTATATTATCCAAATAATTTTTTCTAACGATTGTTATTTCAGCTTTTTTACCATTTCGTTGATAAACTTTTATTCGCTTAGTATTTTTATGAGGTTTATTTAATTTTTTTAATTTCATTTTAATAGATGATGTTTGACCATTAAATAACCCCCTACCTTCTACCCATCGTTCATCTGGTTTTTCAAAAAATGATTTACTTTCTCCAGTATCTTTATTTGTATACCATTTTTTACCGAACTGTGAATTTCTATTTCCAGATTGACTTATACTTGTTAATTTACGCATAGCTTCCGCAAATTCAATTCTTAATTTTTCATAAACATGTGAATTTATATAACGTTTATGATTTTCATTAATACATTGCATTCGCCAAAGTGCACATAACATTTTATTCCTTTCAATAGTTCCTTTATCATACATTTTAACTAGTAACCAATGACAAATAAAATGTTCTCTTGCCGTTAATTTAACAAGATTTTCTTTATCGTTGTTCCCTCCTAATGACCTAGGTTTAATATGATGTTTTTCATAATAACCTATAAGTCTGTTCCCATTTTCAGTTTCCTTTTTCGCGTTTTCAATTATCTTATAATATATAGCTTTATAATCCATATATTATATATAATTCTTCATTTTTCGAACTTGCATTTTTATAGTTCTAAGTTTTAGTCCACCAGGAGGGAGTCGAACCCTCAAAACTCGGGTTTTGAATCCGATACGTATGCCAGTTCCGTCACCAGTGGATAGTTAGCGGAGTTGGAAGGATTCGAACCTTCGGGACGCTATTCGCGTCCAGCACCTTAGCAGGGTGCCCACATAAGCCACTCGTGCACAACTCCAAAATGTTATCGTCAGAGAGGGACTCGAACCCTCACGCTCTTTCGAGCACCAACCCCTCAAGCTGGCGTGTCTACCAATTCCACCACCTGACGTTATTTAATCGGCCTGAAGGGACTCGAACCCCCAATCCGTATTTATCTCGGCCACCGGGTTTAAGCCGATGCTGTATACCAATTCCAATCACAGACCGTTTACAGCCCTACCCCGATTCGAACAGGGAACAGGAGATTTGGAGTCACCTCGGTTAACCAATTACCACATAGAGCTATATAAAAAATTAAGGTCCCCAACTTGTGGGAACCTTTAAATCTTTCATTACGATTAAAAAATCGAACTACTTAGTTCCCACTATACTACGACGCAATAACCAACTGAGGAGCAGGCTACTGAGTAGAAGGATTGTTAAACTAAGTATTTTCATTTTCTTAACCTTTATATTATATATAAAATTTTTTTATTGTTTTTTGTTTTTACGATGTTAAATATAGTAAAATATTTTTCTTTTGTAAACCCTATAATATAATAAATTATCTATATTTTATAAATGTATAATATAAATAACATGGTTTTCAAAAGAGTGTACGTCAAAAAGTCGGAAGGGTTCGCCATTTAAAAACCCATAGCGGAGGAAACTGATATGCGTAAAGCATGGATTATCCGAAAGTAAACATTAAAAAATTAAGGAAAACAATGAATATTAAAGAAAAAAACATACGAGAAGTATGTTCTAAAAACATTAACCAATTTATAAAATACGTAAAGATACTTACTTGTGATGGATTTATACAATTTCATCCGTATAAATTTCAAACTAAGCTTTTACGTAAATTTGTAAAAACATTAGAACCTAAAAAGAAAAAGCGTAATCATATTATTGTTGCACCAAGACAGTGTGGCAAGACTACATTAGCTGCAATATACATTTTGTGGTTTGCTATGTATCATCCTGATAAAAGTGTAGCACTTACTGCAAATACATATAGCCAAGCTGTAGAGATACTCAATAAAGTAAAAGAAATATATAATAACCTTCCAGAATTCCTTACTGTTAAACTTACAAAAAATAATAAGGATAGATTATATTTTGAAAATGGTTCATATATTATAGCATCAGCAATGAGCTATTCTGCTGTTTGTGGTAGAGCATTTGACTTGCTTGTATTTGACGAAATGGCATTTGCTGAAAATAAAACATTAGAAGACTTTATGAAAGCTATATTCCCGACTCAATCAGCAAGAGCAAGTAGTCAAACTATTTTAATATCTACTCCTAATGGTGATAATGCTTTCTATGAAGTATATTGTCATGCAAAACGTGGTGTCTCATCTTATAATGCAACAAGAGTTAGATATGATGAAATTCCTGGTCGTGATGAAGCATGGAAAGAAAGAATGATTAGAGATTATGGTATAAGATTTTTTGAACAAGAATACAATGCATCATTTATTCTTTCTACTCCAATAGAGGAAACTAATACGATTACATTAAATATAAATACAAGTCCATTATCTAAAGAAGAAGCTAAGGGATTAATGGAAAAATTAAAACAGTTATTTAGTAAGAAACTAACTATTGAAGAAATAGAAGAAGCGAATTACAATATAACATTTGAATAACAAAAAAGCGGGCTAAACACCCGCTTTATTTTTATTCATTCCACCAATTTAATGCCATATCAGCTTGACGTTCTAACATATCCATTCCATTAATAGCCCATGAACAATTTTTATTTCTTTGGGCTTTTTTGATTAATGTATCATCAGCATAATTTAAATCGTAGTAAATAAACTTATGCTTGTTATTAAAATTAATATCAATCTTAGCTTCAAATGGAATAGTATTGATAATAAGGTCGTGATCTTTGGCTTTAAATTTTGATAGAGGATTTTCAGTTTTTACATCAGGATTACGAGCATATACTGTCATTGCAATACTATATTTAGCATTTGAACTCATATTAATTGCTTCATGAAGTCCATTGAGAATAGCAGGAACAACTCCTCCATTTCCTAGAATGGCTATTTTTCTTGGAAATTTAGATTCCCAATCTTCATGACTACTCAGATAATACTCTAAAGAATTTCGGAATGCTTCGCCATCAAAATTCTCACCAATAAAACGGTCATCTATGATTTTAACACAATTTACCGTTTTAGTATGGTAAGCATCATGCAATAATGAATCCATGTACTTGACAATATCTTTCTTAAACGGTTTCGTTACATTAAAGCCATTTAACTGATCAGCTATTGCCATTTCGATTCCCTGCTCTACATAAGGAACATCATAGACATGATATTCGATACCTTTAGCTTCGAAAATCTCTTTTGACTTGCTATATCCGATATTTCTTCCAATTAATCCAACTTTCATTATTTTACTTCTATACAAATAAATCGTTTAATATTATCAACCTGACTACCTGCAGCTGCACAGGTTTCATAAGATGAAAAGCCAGGAATAACAGTAGTTGACATACCTGCACCATGATAGGTAGTAAAAGTAAAAACTAAAATTAATGACCACATATTTAGCCCTTATAGAGTTGATATTTTTTACTAAGTTTATGACTGATTTCATCTGGCAACGGTTTAAACCAAATACCTACACGGCAACGGCCAACACCATTTTCATCAGTGAATTCTGGTGTTAAATCAGTCTTACAAACATCGTCGATGAAACCATAGTCAATACCTTCGACCAATCCGAGTTCCTTTGCAATATCAACAACCTTCATTAAATGATTAAGGTTCTTTGCTTCACAAATAGTCTTAGTGAATATATCATTAATATAATCGTTCCAAATATCCTTTGGAAGTTCCATGACAACACTAATTGTAGGTCTTGAATCTTCTGCCTTAAAAATAAAGGATTTATCACCACGTTCATGTGCTGCTTTTGCTGCTTCATAAACTGCTGGATGTCGATATAACATCCAATAGTCTGGGTCTTCCGGCGTTTCTACAGGTAAAGTATCAAATTCATTGTCTTTAATATAACTTTGCTTAAATAAGTTAAGCCAATAGCCTTCAGCACAATGTCCAACCATTGCTGCAAGTTTACCAGCATGTAAATTTAAATCTTTTCTAATAATAAATAAACGTCTCATGAATTTCCTTAATATAAAATGTAATTGTCTTTATGCGCAAGATATTCTTCTTTATCAATATATGTATCACGCAAAAAGAATTTATCATATACTCTTGCTTCCTGTTTACCATCTTTACCAAAATTACGTTCAAGCGCATTTTGTTCTGCTTTACGTCTAGCTTCGCCTTCTTTTTCGATTCTATTCCAAGCAGCAATTTCCATATTCATCATGATTTCGCCCCATGACATATTAGTTCTCCTTTAACATATTGTAATTTAATTTTATAACCATTCCTTTATAGAATTAAGAAACATAATAAGTTCATTAATAGTATAATATCTTTTTCCAGGACTATGAATAAAACCATCTGTCATAAGATCTTGTTCATTAATAGCCCAACTATATTCGAATG